GACAGAATCTGTATTACGTGGGGATATTGCAGTTACTGCTATGGACGAATCATGTGTAAGTTGTGATGGGTAACAATAAAGAAGGGGACCTCAAATGAGATCCCCTTCGGTTACAGGAACTTTGGGTATGGTACGCCCAGTTTTATTTGTTCCTTAATTCTTTTTGAAAGTATGATAACCAGTTGGATATTTAGGATTAAATAAACCTCCTGCTGTCTTTTTGACTGGCCTAATAGTATCTGTTTCTATTTTCCCTCTATCTTTCCCTCTTCTTACTTCTCTTTCCCATGTAGTATATTGTCCATGCTCATCTTCTTGAATATCACTTACGTCTTCAGCTGTTAAACCTCGACCAGCACTAGCTAATCCATGAAACTTTGCTTCATAATCATACACGTTTTTATCTGAAAGTCTATCACCTACGTTATACGTACCATGGTGTCTATTTATAGGGGCTTCTTTGTTCTCTTTTTTAGTGTACTTGTAAGCCCTACGTTGCCCGTGGCCTTCGTCACCCCAAAAATTTGCTTTGTGTTTAGCTATATGTTCAGGTGTAATATGTGTTTGGGTTCTATGTGGTTTTCCCTTTGCGTCTTTAAGATGTTTTATTGGAGATCTTCTATCTAATGGTGCTAATTGCCATTTTTTAAGTTTACTTTTAAACCCTTCATCCTGCACCTCTCCATCATCTGTAGGAATAAGTTTTACATCATAATCAGGATAACTAGAAACATAAAATTCATGTTTTTCTCTCTCCCATTCTGCGGCTCCTTCAGGTTTTTTAAGATACTCTTTTTTCTTTTTTTCCCATGCTCTTTTTGATAAATATTCTTCAGGACTTATTCCTTCACTAGGTTCTCTGCTTATTCCGTCTGATTTTTCTCTATGAGGCATTATATAACCAATACTAGGTTTTTTAGGTATTAAATTTTTCATGATGATATTACTTTATATTTTGTTCTTCCATGTTCTTTATATGCTTTTAAACATTTATTTCTATTTTTTTCTTCTGACACATAGGATATATGTATCCAATTCGGTTGTATATCTGTACCAAATTCCCAAATCATTTGATCATAATTCAAATTAGTTTGAATCCAATGATACATATCAGCATTAGTTTTTTTCCCATAAACATCATCAATATCAATAGCTTGACCTTTACAATGTTGACTTGAAGAAACCCCACCAATTGCTTCGTTTAAAGCTTCTGAGCGAAAAAACGAATTAACTTTAATTGGTCCTCCAACCCATTTTCTTAATGGTTCAAATATTTTTTCTGCTAATAACTTCATAGCTGCTATTTGATTTGCAGTAGGAGTATTATCAATACCTTTTCTTTTAGCTGTATTAGAATGTATAGCTTCTGCATAAGTTATGTGATCACTAATTTTCATTTTAATTCATTTTATATACAAAACACCGAATAAGCAGTAATAATTTTTTGTCTATTTTTATATTCTCCTTTATCTATAGTAGCCATTACTTCTTTACGAACTTTAACTTTATCTTTTTCCGGTATAGTAGTATATTTAGGATTAGTACTATTTAATTTTTTCTTTTTCATTAGAATTTACTAGCAGTATTTATTTCATTTACTGCTTCTTGTATTTCATTTAATTCTGCTGGTAACACTAAGTCCAAACCAGCTTTGAACATTTTTTCTTTAATACCTTCTTTAAATATAATTAAAGTTGGTACCATTCTTATTTTATATTTCTTTTTTGCTGCAGGGCATTTACTTATATCAGCTCTATAATAAATAACATTAGTTAATTTATTCCACTCTACAAATTTATTTGTATCATTAAATTCTGCCCAAAATTCAATAACTACTGGTAATGTTTGATCATCACCGAAAGCATTTCTTTCATTAATTTTATTATTAAAATTTGAATCATCTATCCATTCTTGGCTATAAACATTAAAACAAAATAATAATAAAATTAGATTTAAATATTTCATATTATTTTTTTAAAGGAGTTTCTATAACATAAGAAGCTCCCGGAAATGTATAATTATATCCAGGATACATTACTTTCGTATAACCTCTGTTATCTGTTCCCAATACTTTAAAATCTACTCCTTTCATAGTAATTTTATTACCAGGAATTATATTATTAGGTTTATGAATATCAGGACTAGTTCTTAAATATCCTTTTGCAGAAAATTCCATGTTTATCTAGTTAATTTATATAAGCGTTCGTCGATTTTTTTAATCGTTTCTTTAATTTCTTCTACATCATCTTGAGTATCCATAATTGTATTACGAATTAATTCATCTTTTAATTCATATTCTAATTTAGATATTTCAGGTTTAGGCAATTCTTTAGCTTCAGCAATATCCGCTTGCATTACAAAATACAAACTAGCTATTGTTATTGTAAAACCTACTATCATCCCAATAGTTTTTAAATCTACAGTTACTTTCGTACTTTCTCCAATTTGCTTCGCCATAATATTATTTTACAGAATCTTTTTTAGCTTTTCTCCATTCTCTTAGAGAATCTTTTTTAGCCTTCCTCCATTTTCTTATCTTTTCTATTTTTACAGAGTCTTTTTCAACTCCATCAAACATAGTTTCACCTGTAGCATGGCTTATTTTATATTTAGCTTTCATTTTATGTTTTTTACAATCACAATCTGAACTACAACTTATTAAGAACGCACTTAATAATATTAATAAACTAATTTTTTTCATTTCTTTTACTTTTGTTAATATTTGTATTACTTGATGGTTTTACTATTGGTGTAGAAAGAACAGGTGAAGACGTATTAGGCCCAGATCCCGAACTAGAATTGGATTGGTTATTATTATTACTAGGTCTATAATTAGGTGCACTCACAGTTCCTTGGTAATAATAATTACTACCAAAATACAAAGGTGACGGTCTCCAATAATTATAATAATAAGGATAAGAATGGTATATAGTTTGATATACTCTTGGCCTTAGTGAATTAACATCTAATTGAATTGTATCTCCTTTAGATGTAACTGCTAGTACTTTAATTGTATCTTCTGGTGCTTGTCGGTAGCTTCCGCAACTAACAATTAACGCAAGAAGTACAATTACAAATGCAAAATTCTTCCATAATTTCATTTATTTTAGTGTTATGTTCAGTCCAACTGAACTATTATATACTTCGGAATCCCAAAACTTAGTATATTCTCCTTCTATAAAGAATCCAATACTTTTACTAAGTTTCCATCCCATTATTATTCCTGCTTGATAATCTTCCCATTGTTCATACTCTTCGCTCCCACCTATTGTTGGTCCATCTATTCCTTGGTTATTTCTATTTAAATAACTAAAATCCTCATCTCCTTGAACATAATGATGATAAGGAGGTAAATAATTTGCATAAGCATGAATCCAATAGTTGTTTTTATAATGATAAAAATCAAATCCGACGATAGGAGATATAACTCCAAAATCATCTAGTTCAGCCCATTTTTCTTCATTATATCTATTCATTAGATTAGTAAATACTGTTTCTCTAAATTCTAAATCTGTATGTGCGACTACATTTCCATCAGCATCTTCCCAATACCAATCATATATGGTTCCACCGTCAACATTTATAGTAGCATAATGATCTGTATATCCATATAGAAACCCTAAAGTATACCAAGGATTTACTGCATTACCATTTTCATCTGATTCATTTAACCACAACTCTACAGGATTATATCCATAAGGTCTTTCATGTGTACGATATATAGCTCCAGCAGAAATACTAAATTTCTTACCAATAGGTAGTCTAGCTCTTACTTCAGCAGACTTATATTTAAAATCTATATTTCCTGTAGCTCTACTTTCTATTTTAATAATATGATTTTTACCGGTATGTCTAAGAAAATATCTATGATTTTCAAATACCATATCTCTTACTCTTTGTTTTTCCCAATGAAATACATATTCTAAACCTTTTACAGCAGAGGTAGGAGCAGAGAGTCCCGTGTTCTTTTCTGTACCATCGTAGTAATGTTTACCTTTTACTTCATAATCAAATCTAGCTAGTTTTCTAATACCTATACCATATCTATAATCAAATTCATAATAATTAGTACCATCCACAACTACTGGTATATCATATAATCCACCATCGGGATTAGTTCTTACAAAGTAATCTTTAACTGGTTCCTCATATGAGTTCTTCATATCACCTGCGACATAAATTGTACTGTATTTAAATAATTCTTTATAAACATCTTTAAAGAATTTACCTTTTTCTTTTTCCTGGCCATTTACATTGAATGTAATAAGTAGGCACAGAGCTAATAAAACATGTCTCATTATTTGTATTTTTTAAACATTAATTTATACATTAATTTATTCCATACTTCTTGTATTTTATCCATACATTTTTTAATTGTTTCTTGTTTTTTTGTTTCTTTTTTCCACATAATTTTAACTTTGCATTAATTCTAATATTTTTTCTATTCTATCTTTCTCGTATTTTAAAGCTTTAATTTCTTCTTTTGTTAAACCAAACTCACTTAAAGTTTTAATTTGATCTACTTTTTTCTTTGCTCTAATAGAGTCATATTGTTTTTGATTTTGTGGATTATTAGAAGTTTTAGATTCCTTTAAAGTATACTTTTTAGTTGTCTTTTTAGGTTCACCTTTCACCCAATATTCTAATACTCCTGTCCATTTTTCTAAAGCATAATAATCTTTTCCTAATTCTCCATCTGGTGTTTCTTTAGAATCAGATTTAATAAATCCTTTATTCTTTATTCTATCTCTATCAATTATATATTGATTTTTAGCTTTCTCTCTATCTTTCTTTTCTCTATTAATAGTACTTTCTAATCCCCAATATGGAAGACCTACACTCCAAGTGTCCCAACCTGCTATTAAAGCTACTCGTTGCCATGTTCTTGTTTCTTCGTCCATTGCTGCTCTTAAGTTCATTGTTTTACGTGCTACTCTATCCAGTGGAATATTAGTAAATGCAGCAACAATTTGGCCTACCGCTAAATAAGCTGGATTGTCTAAACTCCAACCTCTTTCTCTAATGGCTTCTTTTTCCCAACTAAAAGTTCTGAAACCACTACGTAAACCTCTTACTTTTTTATCTAATACAGGAGATATATCAAATGCCGCCCATACTGCTTCTTCATATTTAGGTCTATCTTTACCGTGTTGCTCTCCTAATTCTAATAATATATTTTTAACTGTAGAGATTGCGGCTCCTCCAAATCCTAATCCAAATAGTAAAGAATCTATCATACCATTCGCAACTCCAGCTATCCTATTTTTCTCCTCTTCTTCTTCATCATCATTAAACAACATTGCGAATAAAGTCTGCTGAAGAGCATGGAAAATAATGTTTTGTATTGTAGTATAATATATAATTTGAGATAAATGACTTAAATCACTTTCTCTTTGAGTCATACCAGGAATTTTTCTTCTATTGTATAAGTTCTGAATTGCTTTCTTGGTTTTTCTATTATACTGCATGGTGACATTTTGGAAAGACAATATAACACGTCCACCACCACCGGCTTGTTGTTGAGATATTTTACTAGGATTACTAGATTGCTGAGTTTCTTCTGCTATTTTATAAAAATCATCAAATGCTTTTGATTCAGCTTCTGCTTTAGTTAAACCCTGTTTTTCGTATGTTTTTACTCTATTAATAAAGAAAGAAGCTCCACCTGTTGCTATAGCTAAAGTATCCATTATTCTAGTAATAATAAAACCTTTATCTAATAAATAAGAAATCATACCTTGCATTCCTCCTCTTTTAGCCGCTGCAGCTAATTCAGCTTCATTAACATTAATTTTTAAACCATCTCGTCTATTAACTAAATAATCAGAATTCATTAATTTCATTACTGTAGGAAAATAAGCTTTACTAGCAAACGCCTTACTTGCAGCAAGTATATTATTATCCCCCCAATTTATAAAATTAATAGCAGAAGTCAACTGTAATAAACCTGATCTCATGTTTAAAAACATTACTGCACCAACAGATCCATTTAACCAATTCAACATTAAGTCTACTGGTCTACTACTTCCAACCGGTCTATTGCTTCCAGATTTCATTCTTCGCATAGAATCTTCTAATGCCTCTCTAAATCTACTACCATATAAAGCCTCGATTTTATTCATATTTTCATCAGTAAATATAGCATCCATAGTAGCTTCCCATTCAGCTAACACTTTACCTCTTAAACCTATATCAATAGATCTTTCTATATCTGTCGCTAGAGTTCCACCCTGCCAATTATCTCTTGGTTTAGGGTATTTCTCAGTTCTTTGAATTAATAAAATTTCGTCAGCAAACACATTTAATTCACTATCTGCTTCCACCGCTTTAATTAATCTAGCTTGATCAGTTTTAGATAAACCCGGAATCTCCATCCCTTGTTTGCTCCATATATAAACTCTTACTGCGTGAGATTTAGTAAAAGGTCCTACACCTATCTGAGCCTCTAAAGGATTAGAAAAACTTACTTTACTTCTACGTAAAGAAGGAAATTTACTAACTAAAGCATTGAAATCATTAGCAGCGCTAACTTTAGCTGATATTAATTCTTGCTCAGCTTTATTATAAGGATCAATTAGGTTGTCATGTATCCATTCTAAATGTTGAGTTCCTTTATCACCTTTTCCCGCGAAACTATACATTAAACCTAGAAAATCATCTGCTGAAGGAGTTATGGTAAAGGTTCTTTTTATTCCTTTCCATATTCCTTTATCTTTTTGCTGACCTTCTAATTGAGCTCTAGCTTTTGAATAAGATTTAAACTCTTCTTTACCAGTAGTATCTTGCAACATTCTATTAAACTCTATACCTAGTTTTTTACGTTTACTAGACTTAGCTTGTTGAACTTTAGATTTAACATCTATTTGATCTAATATTTGTTTAACTGCTTTTACATTTTGTATAGTATCATCGGCAAAATAAAAATCATTATATCCATCTTTAGTTTTATCCAATATCCATCTAGCTTTAGCTTGAGGATTTCCATCTTCTAATCCAGTTATATTTTCTATAGGTATATTTAAACCTATACCGTCTAAAAACATCTTAATTCCTGGAGCTGAAGCTTGTGGTCTTGCCGTTAATATAAATATATCTTTACCTCCAAATTTATCTTGTCTTTTTAAAGCAAGATCTGCTAATGGTCCTTTTTGAGCATTCTTCACATCTTCAAATTGTGAAAAATCAAATGAAGCCCCCATTTTTTCTAAATCTACAGCTCTTTCTGCAAACTCTGCTGGAGTTAATTCCATGGTAGCCTCATCCATCCTTCCTGGAGCATAATAAGGCATGTTAACGATAACTTTTTCTTTTGTCTTAGCTATTGTATCATCAAAATCAAAAACACTTATTCCTTTTCGTTTAGAAGACTTACCTAATGCCAAAGCTCTGGTAGTTAAAGAATTCTTCATAGTATCCATAACTTCTTGACCAGTCATATTAGTATCCATAATAGTTGGAGCTAATTTAAGAGAAGTAAACTTAACTCTAGCATTTTTAGCTATATTAACTGGAATAGAAACTTTTAAGTGTTCTTGAGCTTTCTTTAAACTAATTTCGCCTTTAACAACAGCCATTACTAATTCATTTTGATAGTGTCTTAAAGATGAATTTTGAGCCTGAATATAATTTAAACCTAAACCCATTTCGCTTTCTACTAAAATTTTCCCTGTAAGCGGATCTATAAGAGTATTTAAATTTATTCCTGCAGCCGCGAATCTAGCTAAACCTATGTGATCATCTAAAATCGTAGTGCCATCTAATATCGTAGCTCCATACCCCGCGTTATCTAATCTCCAATCATCAAGTTTAGAGAGTTGAGTTTGGTAATAATTTTTATCAATACCTTTTAAAACTTTATCTGTATGATCATATTTAATACCCCATAATATACTAGCTCCAATATATGAAGCTGGAGGATTATGTTCTTCACGATATTTAACCACCTCTTTTCCTTGAGGATCAGAATACTTTGCTCCTTTACCATAGAGAAATCTTTTAGAAACACCTTTAAAACCTGCAGCTATCTTTATTAAACCTTCAGTAGCTTGATAGGAAGCTGCAACTAAAGGAATTAAGCTTTCTAAAGGAACCTTTAATTCATTGTGGGCTTTATCTAAAATCTTTACATAAAGTCTTAATGCTTCTTTATTAGCATCTAATTGAGCTTTATTATCTTTTAAAAACTTCTTTTTAATTCTTTTATTTCTCGGTATCTTTACTCTTGCACCAATTCTCCTACCTATTTGATATTTAGCTAATTTTTTATTAAGAGGTAAGTTATTATATTTTTCTGATTCTTTAACTAAATTTTCATAAGCAGGATCTTTTTTAGAGTAATAAACTCCAGTTTGAGGTAAAAAATTTCCTTTATTTATTCCTTCAAGAGAAGCTGCTTGTGTACCAGCTTTAGCCCAACCACCGTTTTTTAATTTATAAAACTTACTTACTCCTTCATCATCTTTACTATATTTATTTCCAGTTACTGGATTATGTGTTTCTAACTTACCATTTTTCAATTTACCATATTGTCGGACTCTTCCAAAATTACCCAATCCAGAAGCTATTAAAACAGCAGTTCCTAATTGTCCTTGAGTTACTAAATCAATATCTCTTTGATAAAGATTATTTAAATCCCTTTCTTTAACTGGAGTTTTAACATATTTATCATCTAATATAAGCGCTGCATCATGGAAATCTTGTGCTTGACCAAGCTTTATTAAATTATTATTTTGATTTGAAGTTATTGGTTTACTACGAGAACTAGCTTTACCAGTTATATCTAACGAAGCATCTTCTTTATTTCGTTGATCTAATTGGTCTGCAATATCATCTAAATAATTTTCTGCTAATTCTATTTTTAAATCTTTTATTTGTTGTTCATGTAAATCTTTAAGATTTTCAACTTTATCTATTCTTTGATTAGAAACTTTTTTTAATTTATCTAATTCAATTTTTTGTTTAGCTTCTAAAGCTTTAACTTTTGTATCAAAACTAGGGTCCTTTAAAGATAAAGTATCAGCAATTTTAGACATGTATTCTTTATTGTCTTTCAATTTGCTTATGTTTTCTACCATTAAACCTTCTGCAAGTAAACTAAAAAGAGATTGTGATTTTTTCTCATCAGATTTAAAATAATCCTTCATTTCTTGTTTCGAAGGTTTTTTCATTTTATATTGGTAAGGACCAGGAGAAGTTTTCTTTCCTTTTTCATCTACTTTAGTTTCTGAAATTCTTTTAACTTTCTCAACCTTAAATAAATCTTTAAATCTTCTTTTAATAGTAGAAATAGGAATAATAGTATTTAATCCTTCATCTACTATTTTATCTACAAATCTATTATAAGATTCACTACCAAATTTTCCAATACCTTTAGGAGTGATTTTTATAATCTTTCCTGTCGTATCTTTTATTCTTTGTTCGCCTTTTAATAAAGCTCTATACGTTTTATTCTTACTTGCCGCTATAAGAGATTTAGCTACTTTAATAGGATTCACACTCCCTACCATAGCATTTAAAATATCTTTAGAAACCCCAGTCCATCGTCCTTGTGTATTTTTACCTCCTAAAATATCAGTTAATATTTCTCCAGTTATAATATTTCTTACTGAAGGTAAAGTACTTGGGGTTTTCTTTGATCTCCTTTTGTCTTGTCGACCAGGGGCATCAAAATCTTCTTGAGTTGAAACTTCTGGAGAAATACCTTTTTCAGTTAAAACATCTTGACTAACTTGTTGTTGTTTTCTTTTCCATTCTGCAGTTAATATACTACCAACTCTATCTCCCATTATATTATAAAGATAATTAGAGACACTTTGTTTTTGTCCAGTAACAGGATTAATTTCTCTATAATTTCGCATTATACTTTCAAACTCTCCTCCTATTAAAGAAACCGCTTCTCTTTTATCAATCTGATTCCATGGAACTTTATTTTTTCTAGAAGATTCTTCTAAGGCTGCTAAACTAGTAGCAACGTATTGTTCATATAATGTACTTAAATCTTCTCCTAATGCATTTCTATCTTTTTGATATTGTTTAGTTAATTTATCTAAAAGTTTGCCATCACTTTTTATAGAGCTTTTCCCAGATATTTGATTTCCTGCTTGATTTTCAATAATACTACTTATAGTACTTTGACTTTGTTTTCCTTTACCTAAATTCTCTCCTATACCAATAGTAGATTTTCCACTAGCAAGCTTTCTAAATGCTTTATTAAGAGCTTTACCTTCTTGACTAGCTTTCGCGTAATCTTTAACAAAATTAAATACATCTTTACCAGTTTTAAATCTTGCATTAATCCCTAATCTTCCTAATAAATTTCTAATTACATTACCAACTTTATCACCCCAACTCTCATTTAAAGTAATTTCTCCATTAATAAGAGCATCAGCTAAGAAAGTTAAAGCTTCTTCATATTGATCTTCAACAGGTTTGTTTTTATATTCCTCATATCTTTCTTTAAGACTAGCACTCATAAGACCATCAGTATCGATTTGCTCTAAATAATTTAATAAAGCTTTACCCATAGCTGTGGCTGCTTCAGGATTATTTTTTACAGTTTGGAATAAAACAGCATGTAAAAACTCGTGATCAGCCACCGCAATATCTCTTAGGTTTCTAGATTTCGCCTCGTTTACTACTATTAATTGTTCCCCTGTCTCATCATTTTGAAAAATAGTTCCCATGTCTTTACTGTCTGACACCTTACTCCATTTTCCACTTTCATTCTGTTTTTTAATAAAATTTTCAGCTCCTTTATTGGTTTTGAAACTACGCATTTTTACCATTCCATTACTATCATCTACTAATAACTTTACTCTAGCAACTTTTTTGTTTATTGCTTCTTGTATTGATAAATCATTAATTTGATCAATAACAAGTTTTAGTTCTTCTATAGCATCTGCGGCTAACTCAGGGCCTTGGTTTTCAATTTCATTTTCTAGCTCTGCTTTTCTATTTAGTAAATCAAAAGCTTTATTTTTAGCCTCCGCACTAAAATGAAATGGAAGTTTAAGCAAAGTGCTTCTCTCATTGGATAAGTTTTGAAGTTTTTGTTGACGTTGGTCGTTGTCTATTAATCCTTTATTAAAATCATCTTCAATTTTTTTTTCTTTTTCTTTAAAACTAGTTTGGATTTTTTTATATAATTTAGGATCTTTGATATTCATTCTAGTACTAATTACTAAATCTTTTATAGAAGTAATTGTACCAGATACAGCTCCACCAAGACCCGTCATACTCCAACCACCTACAAATCCTTCACCCATAGCGTTAACATATTCCATAGCATTGAACTTCCCTTTAGTAAACTGCTCTATTCCAGTTTGTAAACCTTCAGTTCCGGATTCTACTAATGCAGCATGGAGTTTATAGATATAAGAATTACCATATTGTTTTAAACCTTGTCTTATATTTCCTTTCAACATCTCTTTCATACCACTAAATGCGTATTTAGATTGTTTTAATATAAACCCAGCTGAAGCATATTCTGCTCCTGCAATTGCGGTTCCTGCCACCATACTAGTACCTAAAATCCTATCTACCATTATTGGATTAGCCTCCATCCATTCTATTATTTGGTCTCCTGATAATTTATCTAATGGAATATTTAATGATTCTGAGGCTTTCGCTCTTAATCTATCACTAGCAATGTTTCCACCTTCCATAGCTATAGTATACAATCCATATGATAGTCTAGTTGCTGCCATATAAGGAAGTTGTTTTAATATAACTTCAGGTATAAATAAAGCCGCGTCGACTATATTTCCTTTTCCAATAGTATCCCAAAAATCAGTAAATTCTCTAGTGTCCCAATTACCTTGTCTTACTTCTTTGTCTATTACTTGTCCGTACCATTCCCCTGCATCTTGAGTAAATTGAGTTATTACTTTCTCTGCTTTAGTTTTAGCATCACCAAATTTAATTTCTTCCCAATCCTCTCCATCAGGGCCTTTTCCTACAGGATTAATTAATCCCGAGAGTTTTTTCCACTCTCCTTTGTTGTTTTGAAAATGAGTTGGTCTAATTTCCCCTGTTTTAGTATTATAAAACACTGGAGTATCATATCCTTTGTATAAAAGATGTTTTTTAGACTCTCTTCCTTCACCATCAGCAGCAAAAGGAAGTTCACCTGGACCTAAACTATCTAGTTCTTCTTGAGATAAAATCCAATCACTTAAATCAGTCATCGCATCAGCTGCTCTATTAAATTTTAAAGCTTCTATATGTTTATCTAGAGACAACATTTGTAATCCATATCTTGAAGAACTCTCTATATTAGCTTCTAATCCAAAACTTCTTAAAACTGAATCAAAACCTCTTAATCTTTTGTAAATAGTGTTTTCTAATAACACATCTGAATTAAGACCTAATCCTAAATCATTAATATCACCAGGTTCAGCACTCCATATTTTATCCCACATCTCGGAAACATCCATAGGTGAACCGTCAGGGTTGAATAAACTATTTTCGTTTATTATTTTTTCTCTATTTTCTTTTTTTATAACCTCTTCTATAAAAGGAGAAACCATATTAGTGTATTGTCCTTCCCATCTTTCTACTCTATCTTGAAAAGCTGGGTCAGCTAAAATTAATTTATTAGCAAATACAGAGTATTCATTTTCTATTTCTGCTATTTTATCCCAATATCCTATATCAAAAGACCTAAAATATTTACCTTGCACTATAAAAGGATCTAGTTTTTTAACTAATTCTGCTTTTTTAGCATCCAAAAGAGCTGTGTTTTTATTTAAAACTGATTCTTGAATATCTCTAATAAAAGGATCGTTATCAAGGAAATTAGTGAATAATTTTTTACCATAATTTTCTCCATCTTTAGGATTTTCCCAATTTATATTATTAGGAGTAGTAAATCCCGTTGATTGTACTGTATTTTTAAGGTTTTCTGCTATATCTAGATTTAATTCTTCATTTCTTTGTTCAGGAGTATCAATACCAGCATCATTTACTCTTTGAATTTGTTGGTCTACAGTAAGAGTTAACATTTCTCCAGCTATTTTACTATTTTTATCCTCTGTAGTATGTGGTTTTGTAGGATTAATAGTAGTATTACTAAGATCTGGATTTAAAATATCTCTATCTAATTCGGATGTTGATTGAGGTACCATTGTACCCGGTACGAAGGTTTGTACATCTCCTGATACATCTACCTCACTTAAAGGACCATCTATACCTTCTTGATCATATCCAATGTCTATTCCACTATCTTGTAATCCTTTAATATAAGTTTGATAATCTCCATTAGCTGACACCCATCTATTATAATCTTCTTGACTTCCTCCATTATCTAAAATTAATTGAGGATTTTCAAGATATTGCATAATCTCCTCTCTTTTAAACTTTACTCCATCAATTAATACATCATCAGATATTTTTCCACCTATTACAACTGGTTTTACACCATCTGTAGCAACTCCAACTAAAACCTCTTGTTCTGACATAAAATCTAGTTCAAGCTCATCAAGTGCATCATTGATTTCTTGTTCGCTTTTATTAGCTTTTTCAAGCCTAGCACGTAACGCCGCTTTTTTCTCTTCTAAGGTCTTTTCAGCCATATGATTTTATTTAAATTACTGGAGGAGGTGGTAAAACTGGAGCTGCTGCATCAGCTTCTACTGCTAATTCTTCTTCTTTATTAACAACTTCTTGAGGAGTATTTTGATAATACACTATCATTCCTACTTGCCATTCTTTAATACCTAAATGTATTCTATAAAATTCTGGAATAGGCATTTCAAATTCATTAAGATGCTCTATCATTAGTTGATCTTGAGGTGTTAAGTATCTTCTAATAAAAGTAGGTTGATTACTATGAGAACTACCTTCTTGTAATTTTCTAGTTAAATTATTTTCACTTAATTGAAAGAAAAACCAAGCTTTTTGAGCATCAATAATACTAATAGGAGTTTGAGACGTACCTATCATACTCATTTTATATCTATTACCTTTCCATCCTGCTTTAGCTACAGGGGGTAAAGAATTATACATAGCAACTTCTCTTCCACTTAAAGGTTTAAAAAATCCAAAAGGTAAATCTATTTTAAAATTGTTATTAGCAAATGCATATAATACACCAGGAGATCCACTACCTACAGCAAATATTCCTTCAATAAAAGAACCTTTAGTAGATTTATAAGTAATATTACTATTAATAGCTTCTGTATTTACAAATCTAATTTGATTTTGTTGTATAATTTCATCGTCCTCTTCACCTTGAACATCTTCTATAAAAACATCTCCTAAATTTTCCTCATCTATTTCTTCATCACCGGTTGGCATATTTCCTCCTAAAAAAAACTGAGGTTGAATATTTCCTTCTACTTCTATACCCGCACTTGTCCATGCTTCTCCCACATCCATTGCAGATAAACTCTCACTAATGTATAAACTTAAAAAATTATCTTCTTTTATTTGATTAGAATCAATATCTGCCGTAACTTTATAATAAGGATTATTTTGTATAAGAACTAAATTTTTATTTTTATATACATCTTCCATGATATACTTCTGATGTTTAAAATGTTTTTGAAATATATCACTAAACATATTAATAAGAATTTCTTGAGTAAATACACTTTTCTTTCCTTCCTCATCATAATAATATGATTTATCTACTTTTACATCAGGAGTATAATCAAAGCAATTTCCCCATCCTAATGCCATTAATACACTAAGATCTCTTTCTCTTTCATCTACTCCGTTAAAATTAGTTTTAGATAAACGAGATATAAAAAGAGGAAGGTTTTTAGGTAATATGGATTCCACTGCAACTATTAAACTTCCTCCTAATTCTTCAACTTCTTCTAAACTTTTCCAGTATCTTTCGATACGTTGTTTCATATATTTTATTTCCTTTTGAGGTAAATTTTGAGCATTACTACGTAACATAGTTTGCATTTCTAAAATTCCTCCAGGTTCTTCTAGTTCTTTTATTTTATCTTCTATAATTTTTTCACTTAACTTAGGGTCTTCATAAGGATTATCAGTATTAGGACCATTTACAAAACTTCTATATTGTAAACTTAATTCCATTAAAAGATTACTTATATTTGTTTTTCTTAATACCGAAGTAGTATGTAGATTCTCTTGATTAGTGTTATGAGCTTTTAATAATTCTAGTGAGTTTTCCATTTTAACTTAGCTTCTTAAATTCGACATCTATTTTAGAATAATCTACTCTATCAAATCCATCGGAATGCTTTACAATTGCATAAGAAGGAATTTCATCTGACATAACACCTTGAAAAATTCCAGTTCCAAAAATCTTATTTAAATATTCAAATGTATATATATTTAATCCTTGATTAGATTTACCTATTAATTTAATATTATGTTTTTTTCTTCGATCTGACATAGCAGAACCAATATTACCAACACTTTGAGCTGTTGATGACCAAGCTTGAACTTCAGCCATTGCTGCGTTTTGTTCTGCTTTAGCATGACCATCCATCATACCAGCTGCTCTTGCGATATCTGCATTAGTTCTTGCTTCTTGAACTGCGAAAGTATATTCTTCTCCTTTAGCTTCAAAATCTTGTTCCCTAGAAGCTTGATCAATTGTAAGATCTTGAAAACGTGTAGTTGCTGCGACCTTTTGAGCGATCATAGCTTGTTCACCTCCAGCTTTTAACTCAGCATTTTTAGCTTCTTGTTGTTCTATTGAAGCTGCAATACCTTTTTTACTTTTTAAAGCCATCATAGCTAATGCTGTAGCACCACCCGCTGCCATACCAGTAGCTTCCATAGTTTCTAAAGTATTAGCTAAAGATATGTCAGCTTCTTCAGCTTGCATCTCCGCAGCTGCAGTTGATACTTGAAGGTTATTAAATGGATTAGTTATTTGACCAGATAAATCACTAGCTAAACCTGATAAATCGGTTATACCTGCATAAGGATTTACAATTTCTTGTCTGTTTTCTACTAAATCATCTAACTCAGCTTCCCATCTTTCTTTTTCTGATTTCGCTTCGTCTTTTGCTTTTTTTGCTTTTTGTGCTGCGGCAACCCCTGCGGTTATTGCGACTCCAGCTGCAATTGCTGTTACTACTGCCATATTATTATATATTTTTAACTATTTCATGGGAAGAATCTGGATCTACTGTCCACCCCAATTTTTTATGTGTTTCAATTAATCTTCTATTTCTACCAATAGAAAACATATGTTTTTTACCTGCTTCTTTACACACTGTTTCTGCAGTGTTTATTAAGAGTTCAATAGCTTCTTTTCTATCTTTATCTCTATATTCTGGATTAGATACAATCCATTCTAATAATACCGCGGTAGAATTAGTAAAATATAAAAATCCAGCTACTATTAAAGTATCTTCTTTATATACCATTAATCCACCTGTACCATTATTGGGTAAAAAATCTTTTGGAGGGTTTTGCCATTTAGGCCATGTATCCCACCAACTAACTAAAGTATTCCAATCAGATTCCTCTAGTTTTCTAATATTTAATTTCATATAATTATCTATTTATGTAACTACTTCCTACAGAGAACAATTGTTTACGTCCTTGTGGATCAGTAGTCGTATCAGTTTTGAATGTAACTGTAGTATAAAATGCTTTTATTCCTGTTTCACTAGCGCCTTCAAATATTACTTCACCTGGTCTAGGAACAGAATTGTTTTTTATAGCTGCATAATAAGTATTTTGTTTTCTATCAAAACCAGCTCTATATTGAACTCCTACATCAATATATGCCCCTTCATCGTAACTCCAAATTGTTGGATCTGTTACTAATGGAGTACCAAAACCTCCATCTACATAATCAACACCTGCGTCAGGTCCTGTAGGATCAGATATAATACTCTCAACTTCCCAACCATTGCTACCTTCATAATTTATAGTTTTAAAAGTTTTAATTTTTGTAGGGTGAGGATTAAAAACAAAAGCTACACTTGAATCATTTAAAGTTTTATAAAATTCATTATAAGTATTAGTTTGATAATGTTTCCAAAGTTTAGATTCATACCAACTATAAAAATTACCTACATTACTTTTAAATTGTTCAGGAATATAAGAATAAAAACTTACCCAACCTTTAGAAATTTCATCAAAAGCTAGTGTATAATCTTCAAGAGAACTTTGTAAAGATAATGTATAATTTTTATTATATATATCCCAAGTTCCTTTTATATCTCCTTCAAGAGTATTGTTAACAGTTAATTTATCTCTAAACCAATCTATCATTCCATTATTAGATATTTCTTCTATACCACTACCTCCAAGTCTTAGTACTGCAGATCTATCTTTATCTGTCCAATATTTATTATAGCCATATACTGCAAAAGATCCTGGATTATCTGAAATACCAAAATTTCCTTGAAATGGTTGAATTTGTCCTATAACTAAATTAAGTTGACTAACCGGTACTCCTCCACCTTCAGCGGTATATATAGCATCTTTATCTATTAAAGCTCTATTAACTTTTCGTTCCTGAAATATTAATAAATTAGTATTTTCAGAAAACAATTTCTGTATAGTACCACTTACAGGATCTACACTTTTAGTAATTTCTTCACCAACGGGAAACTGATTAGTATTGTTTATTCCAGTTCTCGAATTAAATATACCTGAATATATTAAAGAATTTCCTCTACGTTGTTGGTCTGGTGCATCTTCTACTATATAAGCCTTTACTCCCAAATCCACAGAAGTATTATTATAACCTCCACGTATTCTGGCTTCTTCTATATACCAATCTTCATTTACATTGGGTTCAATATATCCATCCCCTCCATTATCTCTCGTAGTACCACTAGTTACTCCTGGATAATTCTTCAATCTCTTCAACCAAAATGAGTTAAAATATGATACTTCAAGTGTAATTGCCATTATCTATTATTATTACTTGTTTTTTTAAATTCTTACGAAGTTCCAGTACAATCATTACATTCAGTAAGAAGACCTTGAATAGTACCGTTATAAGCATCCCAGAAATCTACCATAAATGCATTACATTGAGGTTCGGTTGTTGCTCCTAATCCAGTAATCCCATTATTTCTTACTACATATTCTCCTGGAATATCAAAGAAATATAAAGCATTATCTTCTACTTGTCCTAATCCACTAGTAGTTAAGGTATTTGTAGCAGCAACTGGTGCTCCTGGATCAGTTGGAGAATTTGCAGGATCACCACTAGCTAACGCAGAAGGTATAGCTGGTTGCCAAGGATTATATTGATCTATTCTATGTAAAATAGTATAATCAGTTGTAGCATTATCTACTACTGCAGCTCCTACTCTCATTAATCTTACAAAAATTGCTAAAGTACCTTTATTTAATCCTCCAGTAGTAATTGCTAATTGTGGAGGAGCACATAAAGTTGGATTAAATGAAGTTTGATCTCCTACATTATAAAATGTTATTCCTGGGGCATAAGCTATCCCAGTTCCTACTGGATCATCTCCTATTACACCTCCGTTGGCATTAAGTTGATCGTAAGTAGTATAACTTGGATTAGCTGCAAAATAAGGTTGAGTATTAGTTCCTAATACAGTAGCATTCTTTACTCCTTTAAGACCGAAATAATATTCAGCTGGATGACCTGGATTTGCACCAGCACTAGGGGTAGTATTACCACCACCATTTGCCGCACCACCTGTACCTCCAGCTAATTGTCCTAAATACCAACCAGAAGCACCAGCTGGTGGTCCTGGATAAGGATTAGTTGCGCCTGCGACCCAAAGCGGAGTAGTTCCGTAATTATTAGTAGAAGCATTAGTAGGTTGAGTATTATATTGAAAAGGATAACCATCACTTCCAGCACATAAAGCTTTAGGAACTGATGGAGTTCCAAATTGAATGTGAAATGTTCCTCCTCCAGTTAATGAATCTATAGTTGTAGTTGGACAACAAGCCGCGGCAGGAGTACAGGTTGCACAATCTTTAGGAGCTGCAAAAAATTGATATAAGGTATCTTGTTTAGGAGCTACAGAAGGCAAAGCTTGATCCCATGCTAAAGCACCTGTAGTACAATCTACAGTCCATATTTCTCCATAATCTGGAATAACTGTTTTACCTAATTCCCAAGTTAAATTTGTTTGAGCTCCAGCAGTACTTCCATTATCACCTTTAAAATCTCCATAAACTGTAGTTACAGCAGGAGGAGTAGTAACATTAATTGTTTCTCCTGGAAGTGCAATATTTCCAGGATTAGTAGTAGCTGCACTTTCATCAAATCCAGTTACATTAGGACGATAATTTAATAAATCTACTAATTGCGCATTATTTAATGTTGTAACTAAAGGACCATCAATTGTAGGAAGAGTTGCTTCATAAGATATTAAATAATTTCTTATAGCTGTACCAATAGTAGGGGTTATATTAAAATCTACAGGTAAAATGTTTAATTCTAAATTCCATATTCCTCCTCCTAAATTATCTAAAATAAAAGGAGCTGTAGGTCCCCCAGTAGCATAAAGAACACCATTGTTATCTACTACTTTAGTTATTATGGCTGTCGCGCTAGGTTGAACAGTACCATCAGCATCTACAAAACTAAATCCATTAACTGCGCTAGCTCCAATAATATCACTTTCATAAAAATCTCCCGTAGTTTCTGTTACTGCATCTACTCCGGTAAAACTTAACCTAACTTCATCGTTAAGCGTTACAAAATTACCACATGTAGAAGTTTCATAAAATAATTCTAAATTACTTTGCACTGGTTCAGTTTCTGAAATACTTAAATAAGGGGTCATACATCTAATATCATTAGTAGCTACAGGATCAAAATCAAATTCTGTTACTCTAGCACCTAATGTAGCAAGTATATCCGGATTTAAATTGGGTTGAGAATCTTGTACACCCACTGTTAATACTCCACCTAATGGGTTTTGATCTATATTAAATATACTAGATAAAGCACCCGGTGTTCCCCAAGCTACTTGTGGGCCAGCTATACTTAAGTTTCCATCTATAGTATTAGAGTACGGACCTTGTGCTGCTAAAGGAGCTATACCACCAGCGGTAAAAGGTATATTAGCTACTTCTAATCCACCTGTTCCAACAGGAGCTACGGTAATTACTTCATCTTTAAATCTTCCAGGAAAATATTGACAATTCCAAGGTTCAGTTCTTGTATTATAAAATAAACTACCACCACCACCACCTTCGTTGTTAATATCTGGATTATTTACTCTTCCATATAAGTTAACTGAAGCTGCAAATTCTGTATCTAAAGGACCTACTTCTTGTAAATCTCTAGGAAGTTTATTTATATTGTCACTATATACTGCGGTTAAAGCTAATTTTCCTGCAGCTGTTTGTTCTATAACTGGATAACCAGATATAAATCCTGGTAAAAACACGTTATAGTAATCTTGTTCTTGTTGTTTAATAGCTATTTTATATGATAACCATCCTAATAGATTAGGAGGATATACTGTAACTTGAATAATAGCATCAGTATTTCCACACTTTACTACTAGTAATTGTCCATCTACATATCCCGTACCAGCAGTTGTTATTCTTATTCCATCAATAACTCCTCCGGTTTCTGAAGTAATTTCTACTTGTAGTCCTGTACCTGAACCTGGTCCTTCTCCTGTCGCTCCATTATCATATACAGCATCACATATTCCTACTACATATCCTGTTCCGCCGTTTATTATTGTTACTCTATCTGCGCCTGTATCTTCATAGGCTTTGTATAATCCCGGTTCACCTGTTGTTGAAGATGAAACCACTGGAGTTATACCATTATTAAGTCTTAATCTTAATACACTACCTAACCATTCATAGGTTGATACATCATTTCCCCCTAAAGTTCCTGGAATATCACTAACTTCTTCCCACATTTTATAAGGAACATAAATAGTAGAACCATCTACATTTGGTACGTCGTCATTAACTGAAAGAATAACACTAGATTGTCTTCCATATCTATCACCTAAAATAAATCCCGCTTGATAATTTCTATTTTGTTTTAAAGTATGATTAGGGTATTGTATATAGTTATTATAATTTATAGATTTATCTGCTCTAAATACTCCATAATCCATAGTTAGAGGAGGGGTATGTCCTTCTAAATAATTTCCATATACAATTCTATTCGCTACAATTTCTTGACCTAAAGCTTTAACAGGTACTATATCATAAACTCTAGTAGTTTGACTTTGAGGTAAAGCTTTATAAGGTTTAATAGATTTATAGTCATATGTAAAATAAAATTCAGTTGTAGATCCTCCTGTTCCAGAAGGAATAGCTTTTACATAATCAGTAAATGAAGCTGTATTTGAAACTGGAATAGTATCTACTATCCTAGTAATTAAACTTTCTGATTCTTTATAAAGTATATCAATTTCTTTTATTTGATAGTCACTTATTAAAGAAGTAATTGCACTAGTAATATCAGTACCACCTAAAGGAAAAGGAATTTGTAATCCAATACTATCTATTCTATTTTCAAACCATGCTAGTATAGTAGAAGTATATGCATCAATCATATCTTGTTCAGTAGGATTAACTCCCATACCAAAAAATCCATATTGTTTAGGTATATAACAAAGTTGAGTAAAAGGAGCACTTAAAGAATATTCATTATCTATATATTTAAATCTATAACTAAATCTAACAAATTTTTCTTCTATTAAATCTGGATCACCTTTAAAGATTGAATCATAAGAAGGATTAGCAGAAACTAATAATTCTTCTGTTCCAGTTACTACGGTAATATCTTTAGTTAAAGTAATTACAATGTTTCCTGGAATACCGGGTGTAATAGAATCTATAGATTGAATTTCTATATCATCATTAATAGATATATTTAAATCATCACTGGTTATTAAATCTCCTACAACTGGTGTGGGTTGAGGTCCTCCGGTAGTAGCATTATCAAAATTATAAACTAATTGTACTACACTACCTGCGGTAATTACTCCTGCTCCCAAACTATCTAAAGTAGTAACAAATCCATTATCTGCTAATTTATTAGACTCATTAGTCATAGTAGGACGACTAAAGCTAAGGTTTAAAGCGGCGACTGCGTGTAGAGGTTGAGCTAAAAAGTTATTATATATAGTTACATCTGTACCCGATATTTTTATAACTTCCCAAAGTTCTTCATCTGTTTGATCAGTAAATCCTGTTACTAAATCTCCGGGTTCTATTCCTGTAACATCATTCATGGTTAATATATAACCACGTAAAGGAGCTGTAGCAACTACTCCACTATTACATAGTTGAATAGTTCTATCAAAAACTAAAGGGGTTTCATAAGGATAATATTTTGCTACTGAAATTTGATCTTCATTTGTATAATATTTAGGCCAATAAAGGTTATCAGGATTAGCTTGAAGTATATTTATACGTCTAGGTTGGTTATTATTATCTGTCCAAAATAATAATTCTTCAAGTTTACTTATTCCATGTATAGGATAATTTTTATTAAAATTTAAAAAAGCTCCTCTTACTAATAAACTTAAAACATTATTAGCAGTATCATAAGCGTGAATCATATTAGCCCAACCTATTATAATTTCTTGTGCTGCTACTAAAGATACACTCGCACTTAGTACTATATTAGCAGCATTAATTTCTATTACTAAAGCTTCATTTGCAGGATTTGAACCATCTGGAATTTGAAAGAGCATTCCTATTTCTATACCTAAAGTTTGACAATCTAAAACATTACCTAATGAATCTTCTAAAGCTATAGTACTAGAAGCTTGAATTCCATTAGAATAAGCTGTTATATCTCTAGGACATACAGTATCTGTAGGACTTATAGGATCCCAAGCAGTACTCATAAAGTATAATGTATTATTAGTGTCATCACTAAAACTTCCTATTACTTGTGCATTATATCCTAATCCTAAATTAGGAGCTATATTACCATTATCATATCCAGTACGTAAATCAGCGACCATATCCATTCCTTTTATGTTCTCAAATTCACCAACATCAGATCCTTCTGATCTACTTATTTGTAGATTTTGAGCATCTCGATATTCGCCATTTGGTACTAATCTATCATCCAAGTCTTTATTCATCTTGGCTTTTAGAAAGGTATTTTTAATATCCGGCATAATTTAATGTTTTATCCACTTAGATTTACCACGCATTACTTGAACTATTTCATCTAATTTAATGTTTGATAATCTTATTTTTGTATTTCTTAGTTTAGCACTCGCTTCTTTTTTATATCTTTGTACTACATATTCAGGTTGATTAATTCTACTAGATAAAATAGCATAATTTATATAAGCATATAAAGCTGCTTCAGCTAACTTAGGAACTTTACTATTTAAATCATAAGCTAATCCATCAGAAATATATTCTAATATTATTAACCTTCCTATTAAATTACTTGAAAAAGACATTTTTCCTTCTCTTTCATTTAAAGTAAACCATCCATTAAAATTAGCATATTCAGGCTCCATCCCGTATTGTTGTCCCCAACCCCAATACCAAAAACCACCGTAGCCCCAGCCATATCCGGCCCAATCAGCTCCAGCATTATATAAATCCCAATTAAAATCTTGATTTAATAAATTAGTATTCGCTCTTCTCCATTGTTCTTCTGTTAAAGAACTTCCTTCTATATTTTCTGCAAAATTATCTTGGGTAGGAACTCCTTGGTTATCTTGAACAGGAGTTTCATAAGGATTACTAGTTAAATTATTAGCTGGATATATTATTCTTTGAACTCCTAATTGATCTATCCATGAAACCCTTACATAATTAACATAATCTTGAGGTAATACTACGCTTAAACTAGGAGGAATATTAAGTTCTTGGGATTCAATACTTTTTAATGTATCATAACTAAATTCTTGTAAACATCGTTTAGCATGAAAAATTACATCAGTTCTATTTACTCTAGGAATAAGTTTGTCTTGACCCACATATCCTACAATATAATTATTTACTACATCCCCTAAAGTTAAATAAGAATATTCTCCATAATTTTGTTCTGTAGTATTTCCATAAGCATCTCTAGTCCCATAATTTCCTCCATCTAGTCTCTTTAATTGAACTACTACTACATTATTTTGAGGTAATATAACTGGAACTCCTATAGTTCCTAAAGTTATAGTATTATCTATTACTACAAATTGTGTTATATATTCCGTATAATTTATTCCATCAGGACTTGTATAAAGTTTAAAATTATTTAAAGCATAATCTACTGCAGTAGGATCCCAACTTCCTAAAATTAAATCAGTATCAAACGTAAAGGTCCAGGTACTTTCTCCGGCGGGATTTTCTATTACAAATCCTTGTGCGCCCGCGTAATATTGTTGATTAGTTTCGGTGATTAATCCACCATCTGGAAAGGCCATATCTTATTAACTTTTTTCGTTAGTTTCTTCTGTAGCTACTGCTTGAGAAGCTACTTGTATTATATTTGGATCTTGAATTATTACTCCAGAATAAGCTAATACTCTTAAAATAATTTCATTTTGTTCACTTACATCTAATTCAAAATTAGTAGAACTTGTAGCATTATATAAAAATTGTCCTTGAGCTCCTATAGTATAATTCCATACTACATCGCTAGGTTTTTTTAAATAAGTTATTGTTACATCTGCTTGAATATTAGGAGGATGTAAATATAATAAATCGTTCTCATAATTATATAATGGAAAATCTTCAGTGGGTTGAGTTAACGGGGAAAGTAATAATTGTGCTAACTCATTTCTTTGCACATATTGTGCTATTTTAAAATCTTTATAAAGAACTGTACCTAATCTATAAAAATCACTAGGAAATAATTGTACTACTACATTACTAAGTAATGGTGGAGCTACAGTCATTGTAAGTTGATTTGCAGCGGCATTCCATGTATAATCTACACCAGCGGCTTGCACTAAACCATCTAATAATACTACTACTTGAGCCCCATTAGATTGAGCTGTTGTCCATAATGTTACATTAAATATAGTATTTATTCCATCAATAGGGGGATTACCTACAAAAGTTTCAACTACTGTAGGAACAGTACTTACAGTTGGTAAAGTAAAATGTGGACCTACATAATTTGCAGCTCCACTTCTTAAAAAGAATTGTAATTTTTCTTCAAGATTTTTTATATGGTTAGCATACTCAGTATCGTTTTGAGGTTTTCTATATTGTTGATTTAAATTACTAGCATATGCTTCAAATATAGTAAGTTGCACTTGTGTAGCAACTTTGTTAAATTCATCAGGAGTAATATATCCTCTTTGTTGTTGGTTTAATATTAATAAAACCGTTTTATAAACTATATCTACGTTTACTGCCATTATATTGATCTTAATTTAATATAGAGGCGGACGTATCCGCCCCTGATATTATTATTTATTTAGTCTTTTTTCGATAGACCTATAAACTTCCATACCTTCATCGGTTTTAAACCATGAAGCTAAAGCTGAATAAGCATTTTCATCAAAAGGAATTGTCATTAATTTCCTATCATTACTTGCCCATAAAACACTCTTGTTATCTTGAGATATTTTAATTATGTTTTGTTCTGTTGCTGTAATTGCAAAGTTTCTTAACATAACGTTTTCATCAGATGCTAATGCTAAAAACAAAGATGGATTCATTTTTGCTAATCTCATAACATCTCTTCTAACCTCAGAAGAACTTAAAGAATTTACTTTAGAACCAATTTCTACTCTTAAAATAGCTTCTCTTTGTTCTACATCCATATTTCGTGCTGCAGTTAAAGCGTCTATTTCTATTTCTAAATACTCTAAATCACTCATTGCTGCTTCCACAGGTTTTCTTTCATCATACTTTCTACCTAACATTGGATGATAGAGTGATAATAATTTTTGCAATGCCTGTTGTTTTTTAGGTATTGCTAATACACCATCTCTAAAAGTTATATGTCCTAATGTAGCTTCACCTTTTTGTTCATCAACAAAACATGAATTCATATTAGTTGCATAACGAATCTCTCGTTGAGTACTAGTTGTTGGATCAAACCATAATAAAGGATGTCTTCTACTATGCCTACTAGGAATAGTTAATGTTAAAGGTTCTTTATCTCCGATTAAATAGTATTGTCTATCTTTTATTTCCCAACTATCTTTTTTCTTAGTTGGTACTTTTTTAACAGGTGTAGCAACCACTTGTGGTTCTTCTACTACAACCTCTTCTTGTTTTTCTTTTTTTGCCATAATATAATATAATTAAATAGTTAAAAATAAAGGTATAGGGTGCCGAAGCACCCCTACCCTATTAAACAAATGTTATATTCCTTGGAATAAAACAAAATTGTTTCTTGCTTGAGTAACAAGACATCTTTCTGAAAGGAAGTTAACTTCCATTGCATCAAGATCACTAGTGAAAGCTCCACCAGCAGAACCTGTTAACCAAGATTTCATTCTTCTGTCATCACCTTGAGACGCTCTATATCTTACGTGTAAGAAAGGACGTCTAATGTTAGTACCAAGAATTTGATCATAAACAGTAGTTGTACCTGCAGGAACTAATACTCCTTCTATAGAAGCAGGACCAGTCATGCCACCTCTTGTAGAAGCGTCATTAAGGTATTTCCAGCTTGTTTTATAGAAATCATAAGAACCTCTTCTGAAACCACTAAAACCTAAGTTTAAAGCCATTTCTTCTGAGTTTTCAAATAGTCCGAAAGCAGTACCACCAGCCGCACCAGCAGATACACCAGCCAACATATCATCAAAAGCTAAATCTGTAGCTCTATTTAAGAATAACATGTTTTCTTCAATAGCACCCTGAGTATCTAAGTTTCTAAGGATGTCATCAAAATCAGTGATACCTGTTGCAGGACTGAATCCTACCATTATATTACCGCCATTTTGAATAGCAGCAAATAGACCTTCAGTACCTATTACAGTACCTAAACCAGCTACGGCAGAACCAGCAGCTGATAATTCACCTTCAACTACAGACATTTCTAGGTAATCTTCAAATCTAAGTCTTGTTTCAGACTCAGCTTTAAGATACCATAGATATCCGCCTGTTCCGTCTTCAGTAGCAACTTCTACCCAACCAATCTGAGCCATATCAGAACCGTTTACAACGTATTTATTTCTGATAATAAGAGGGTTGTTATGAAATTGCGTGAAAGAAGGGTCAACACTAACATAACCAGTAGCAGCCGTAGCTGTGTTGTAGTTAGGAGTAGTAGAACCTTTCACATAATCAGAACCGTATACAAATACTTTTACAGCACCAACTAAACCAGCAGCAGCGATAGTCGCAGCTGTATAAGGTAGAGCAGTAATCTGTCTAGCAGTTGCAGGAACAGCGTTCCCAGGGTCTGATACACTTACCCAGCATTTTACTTCAGCACCGAAGTCGTCCATAACAACAACAGTTGCTCCTACAGAAATAACGTTATTCACGCCTGCAACAGCACCTGGGTTAAGATCGACAACATTAGCACCTAAAAGCGCACAGCCATCATAAGCAATATGTAATCTATTTTGTTCTGACCAGATTACTTGGTCACTTGTCATAGGAAGTTCTGCACCAACCATTCTCAAAAAGCCTGATAACGTTCTGTTTCCATAACGTTCAACTTCTTGTTCATAGATCTCCGGTAGGTATTGCTGAGCGAAATCCGCAAAGTTAGCACCTGCCGCATTAGTCCATTGTAAATAGTTAGAGGCTAAAATTTCCTGTATTTGACTTGGTACAATAGTACCAAATTGTGGGGTTAAAGCCATTTTTCTAAATTTTAATTATTAAATTTTCGTTTTCTAATTTTCAACTTTGATGAATCAGCACCACTTATTGATTTAACTTTTATTCCTCCTACATAAACTTCCCCACTTGCAACTTGCCTCGGTGTTTCTGTAGCTGGGTTCTTGGATTGTTTGACAATGTCTTTAACACCGTCAGCTTTTCCTTGTTCATAAAAGTGTTGCGCTAATTTATCAGCATTCATCGCAGCATGAAGAGCTTTATGATACCCAGCCGCATCCTGAACATTACCATTTTTATCTAAATATTTAGATATAAAATTATTAATATCAGTCTGTTTTTGAGCAGTGCTTTTAGGATCTTGAACTTTATACCTAAATTGTTTCTCTCCTACTTTATAATCAAAACCTTTGAAATCGGTAGAAAATAACTCATCAGTTTTATATTTAAAATCTTTTTGAGCACCTTGAGCAACTTCTTGCTGTTTATTGTAACGATTAAAAAAATCTACCGCCTTTTTTTGTTCTGGATTAACTCCAGGACGATTTTTAACTTCTGCATAATACTTAGATTTAAGTTTTTCTAAATCTTGTTTAGCTTCTGCAATAGCTTCTTTATAAGCTAGATTTTTTCTACGTATATCTTTTTCTTCATCTATCTCTTCATCCACCTGATATTTATCATCAATTAAGAAATTAATTTCTTCTTTTGATAAATGAGGTTTAGTTTGAGAATAGTATTCTTTTAATAAAGTATCATCCTCTAGTTTAGAATAATCTTTATTTAATTTAACATAATCTTCAACTGTTCCTCCAGTTTCATCCATGAATTTTACTAATTTATCCACGTTTTCTGGTAGTGGAGCTTGAGGAGAAACCTCATCTACTACTACATTTTCTGTAGGTTTAATAGGTTCTTCTTTTTCTAGTATTTCAGTTACTGGATTTTCTACTTTTTCTTCGGTCGGCCGTATAGTTTCAACCACTTCTTTGCTGTCTGGCGCGTCTTGTTGCTTTTCGACAACAACATCGCCCACATTTGTCTCTGGTGTTGGAACGGCATTTTCTGTTGAATTTTTTGTTAAATCTACCTGAGCTACATTTGGAACTACATCTCCTTGAGCTTCAGGTTTGGTAAAATCTATTTTAGCTACTTCTTTATCTCTTGCAACTAATTGTTTAGGTTTTTTACCTTTAGGTTTAGACTTTATTTTAAAGTCACCTTCTTGTTTTACGTCTACTGCGACGTTTTGTGCATTTTTTGCCATAAAATATAATTAAATAGTTATTAATATTACTACATTCCTAAAGAAGAAGTAGTATTTTCTGTTTCAAAATTGATAGGTAATAAATTATTTTTTCTTTGATCTATCATTTGACTTTGTTGTGTACCCTGTAATTTTACTCTTTTATCTTTTCTATCTTCAATTTGACCTTCTTTCTGTGATTCACTTTGCATTTTCAATTGTTCTAATTGAACTTGATAGTTAAATTCTTCTGCCATTAGTTCTCTTTTAATTTGAGCTTCTGTTTGCATACGTTGAATTTCAAATTGAGATTTTCCTTGTTCTAATTCTAAATTACTTTGAGTAATTACTTGTTGTTTTTGAGCTTCAGCTTCGGCGGCTACTTGTTGAGCTTGAGCATTCGCTTGAGATTGAGCTTGAATATTAAGTTGTTGTTGTTGTTGCTCTCTTTGAACTTTTCTATTACGTTTTTGTTTAAGTAATTGATTAGCTAATTTAAGATTACGAATTTCTCTAATATCTATTGCGTCTTCTAAATCAATTCCTCCTGATTGTAAAGCAACTTGAATATTTTGTTCTAATTGTTGTTTTTCCTCTTCATCTGGTTCTAGTTCTAAGAAAATACCAAAATCAAATAAATTTAAATTATTAATTTCTTGTAATGTTTCTACATTAAACAAAGAAATACTTTCTTTTAACGCATTAGCTGTTAAAGGATACTCTAATACATCAGCAATTTTCTTAGAAATATTTTCACAAACTCTTAATGTAATATATAAACTAGCATTATTTATATGTTTAGTAGCAATATTAGATTGTTGAGCTGCTATTTTTTGTAAACCAACTAAAGTGTCTTTATCTGCTAAAGAACCATCTCTAGCTTCATTTAATCCGGTAACATCTCTTATCATTTGTAAATAATAATTATATGTTTGAATTAATGCTTGTATTTTAGCTTGTCCTGCTGAAGAAGTTAATTCTTGTACAGGAATTTTTCCTCTATTTAATTCTCCATCTTGAGTCAAAGATCTCCCAACTACAGAACCAGTTTGGAAATACATGTTTAAGGCTTCGGCAGGATTATAATTAGTACCATTACCTAAATCTACCTCAGCTAACCCGTCCATATCTAAAAATACACCATCTGGAACCATACGAGATAACACTTGTTGTAATTTTAAATGGGTTATTTGAATCATATCAGCAAAACCAGTTATTCTACTAACAATTGATTCTATTCTTCCTTTATACATTCTAGGTGCACAGAGAGCATAATTCATTTCTACTTTAGTAGTATCTGCAAAAGGTCTAGACATATTTTTAGCTAGCTCCCAATTAATCATTGTATCTGTCCCTAAAACTTTTACCCCTGTATATAAGACTTCAATACTTCTACTTACTCTTTCGAAGTGTTCACTACTAGGAGGATTAAATGTATCGGGTTTTTCTAATGCTTTTTCTAAACCATTCTCGGTTTTCTTTATTTTAAAAACTTGGTTTCTATAAGTTTTATATTCAAAATATAATATTTGTACTGTATTTTGATCATAATCTCCATACCCATATATATAATTTCTATTACCTTTAGTTGCTTGAATTTTTTCTAGTTCTGGTTCTGGAATACCTGGAAATTGTTTTTTTAATTCAGGAATAGTAAGAGATTTTACTTCTCCTATATAATATATATCTTCAAAATTTGGATCTTCTGTATAAGAATATACCATATGAGCTGGATCTACATACTCTACTTTAATTCCATTAGAAATATTAAAGTTTGTTTTACAAGCACCAATTCCACACGTAACAAGATCATAATTAACTCTTCTTTTAATTAAATCCCATTTATTATAATCTAATACTTGGTTTATTGCTTCTTCTTCTGCAATTTCTATATTTTGCTTATAACTTAACTGCATATGTAATTCTAGTTCTTCTGCAGTTTGAGGTAAATTATCTTCTGGAATACTAGTTTGTTCTAAATTTATTCCTAATTTTGCTTTAGCTTGATCAATTATATCTCTTGCAAACATATCAGTAGCAATAGATTGAGCATAATCAGTTCTTTTATTTAAAGATTGAGGATCTTGAGCAAAAGCAGATATATCATAATCTTTATTAGAAATTCCATTTACTAAAATATCAACAAATTTAGATATAATAGGTACAGGTTTCCAATCCAGATTAAGATAAGATAAATCTCCATTAATAGATAATTCATCTTTATATTTTTGTACTGATTGTTCTCCACGAGCATATAATCTTAAGTAATTATAATTATTCCATGTAGTTAAGTATCTATTTCCATTAGTTCGACCTTGAGAAAACCATTCCTGTTCTATAGCACGAGCTACTTCTGCACCATATTCCCAGCTATCTTTCTCTTCATCACTAACTACTTGGCTAGGAAAAATGCTATTAGTATTATAATTTACTTTCATTTATTGTATAATTTTTGATACTGTTCCACTATTATCGAATTTTTTTATTCCTAAATCCATTTGTTCTATAAGTAATTTAGGTACAGGACGATACTTGTTTTTATTACAAGCCATAATAGCTAATCCTGAACTAATAGAGGCATCATGTGTAGTTCTATTATTAATATTAAATTTCGCCCAATCATCAAGAGTTCGTTGATGATACATATCTCCATAGGTATTATTTTCTTTTAATCCGATATAATCTTCAATATAACTTTCTATTGCTGCAGCATGAGCTTGTTTAATATCTTCACTTGAATTTGGTATACCACCTATTTCTCTTTCTGTTACAGATAATTTATTATAAATTTTATCAGGTCTATTCATAGCAAAACCTCTATACCCTCTTCTTTTAAAGTGATATAAAAGTCTTGGTTTATTATTTTCTGCTAATATTGGCATTCCATAAAATATACAAGCCATAAGTACATCTTCAAAAAATAATTCTGCTGTTTGGGGTCTAGCTATATATTCTAAAAAGAAATGATTAGGAGGAATATCTTCCATACTAAATTTAGTTAAACCATGTAAAGAACCATTGGATCCTCTCCCATCTACTGTTCCAGATATATCATAACTATCACAACCAAAAGCTCCTAAGGTTCCATTAGCTGGATATTTTTTACCTAATTTTATTATAATATTGTTTTGTAATCTTTTTGGTGGAACCCAAGAAACAAAAAATCTACCATTTTTATTTGGCATAAATACTACTTCTGTATCTTTTATTCCTCCAATCCATTGAAAAGAACCTTGTGTTATAACATGACTGTGTTTTATATCAGCATTCCAATCAATTTGTTGATATATTTTAGTCAAATTAAACAAAGAATTTTTAGACTCATCTCTAAACGCATGTTTAGTTGTACGAGGGAATTGTCTATAAAATTCATTTAAAGCATCTTGATCTTCACTTAAACCATCTACTTCGTTTTTCCAATAATCTAATACTCCAATTCTAATTTTTTGACCGTGGGGATCTTCTTCGGGACTTTTGGGTGTTTCGAATACAGGTATGCCATTAGCATTAATGTATCCTTCGTAGTTCCATTCCATAGGTATGAACAAACTATATAATCCTGAGCGAGTCTGTCCGTTGGCGTTTCGCTTTGTAACATCTGAACTTTCATATAATTTCTTAAAATTATTACCCCCTTTATCTAAAGCATTAGAAGTACTCCCCATCATGCATTTACCAATAATTCTACTTCCTAATCGTAAACATGTTTTGGTAACTCTCCAGTTATTTAAAATATTGTTTGGTCTTTCCCATTTTCCTGATTCATCATGTACTAATAGTTTTAATTTTTCACCATCATAACTATTATCTCCCGTATTTTTCCAATCAATTGTTGTATCTAATCCTTGTAATTCTTCTGCTATTTCACCTGTTATAATCTTTCTTCTAGTAAATTTAGAAGCTGGTACTCTGTATGCTAATTCTGTTTTAGGTCGATCCATACCATCTTGAATCGGTTTAAAAAAGAAAGGATAATTAACTGATATAGGAACAACCTTATCAGTAAACATCGTTTTAGCATCAGGTCCAGTTTTAGATAATATTCCATACCTAGAATCACTTGATATAGTAGCTAAATTTACAACTTCTCCTGAAGCCATAAAAGAGAATCCAGATCTACGGTTTTTAAGGTAACACATTCCATAGCATCTAATGTCTGCTTTGCAAGCTTCCCAGAATATAAAGAATAATCTATT